TTCAGGAGCGGTAATCCGAAGGTGCAGAAGCTGGTCGAGCGCATCGAAGCAGACGCATGTCTCTACGACGATGTGATGAGCCTGCAGGACACGGAGGTGACTGAAAATGAATAACCACTTTCCTTCAAGAGAGCTCGTCGAGAGCCTTCGAAAGCGTTACCCAGTTGGATGCCGTGTGCAACTGGTTCGCATGGATGATCCGCAAGCGCCTCCGGTCGGCACCAAAGGCACAGTACGTGGCGTGGACGACATCGGCAGCATAATGGTTGCATGGGACAATGGCTGCGGCCTATCGGTTGCATACGGCGAGGACACATGCAAGGTGGTAAGCGAGGATGAGTGAAACGGTCAAAAAGCAAATTCTCGTTATCCGCGACACTGGCCTTACGAATATGTTCGACGTCCATATGGTGGAGCGTATCGCGAATGACATGGGCTTCTACGAGCTGGTTATATACCTCAAGGAACACCGCAAGGAATATGCGCATTTTATCCTAACCGGCGAAGTATAACTACTAAGTCCGGCATAAAATCTGGGAGCAGCCCTCAGCGGGGCTGTTTCTCGTACATGTAAATTTAAGGCACCGAATGGTGTCAATTTTTATGCAATGAAGGAGGCGATGGCGTATCAGACGACTTAAGAAATACTCTCCGACGCGTTTTAAAGCGGCGGATTCTACCTACGACAAGGCGGCCGCCGACTATGCTGTTGCTTTTATCGAAGCCCTCTCACATACCAAAGGCACGTGGGCCGGTAAACCTTTTGAGCTTATCGACTGGCAGGAACAGATTATTCGTGACATCTTTGGAACACTCAAACCCAATGGCTACCGACAATTTAACACCGCCTATGTGGAAATTCCGAAGAAGATGGGTAAATCTGAACTTGCCGCCGCTGTAGCACTCCTGCTCACTTGTGGCGACGGAGAAGAACGCGCCGAGGTCTACGGCTGTGCTGCTGATCGGAATCAGGCATCAATAGTATTCAATGTAGCGGCTGACATGGTGCGGATGTGTCCGGCCCTTGCAAAAAGGGTTAAAATTCTTGATTCCATGAAGCGGCTAATCTATCATCCGACCGGGAGTATCTATCAGGTGCTGTCTGCCGACGTTGGCAACAAGCATGGGTTTAACACTCACGGTGTGGTGTTTGATGAGCTTCATACCCAGCCCAACCGAAAGTTATTTGATGTTATGACTAAGGGTAGCGGTGATGCGAGAATGCAGCCGTTATATTTTCTTATCACCACGGCTGGCGACAATCAAAACAGCATTTGCTGGGAGGTCCACCAGAAGGCACTGGATATTATCGATGGCCGCAAGACTGACCCAACCTTCTACCCGGTCATATACGGCGCTGCGCAGGAGGATGACTGGACTGATCCGAAGGTGTGGAAAAAAGCAAACCCCTCCCTTGGCATTACAGTGAGTATGGACAAAGTAAAAGCTGCATTTGAATCAGCAAAACAGAATCCCGCCGAGGAGAATAGCTTTCGCCAGCTACGCTTGAACCAGTGGGTCAAGCAGGCTGTACGCTGGATGCCGATGGACAAATGGGATGCCTGCGCTTTTGCAGTTGGCCCAGAAGCTTTATGTGGACGAGTTTGCTACGGTGGCCTTGACCTATCTTCTTCCACAGATATCACTGCTTTTGTGCTTGTTTTCCCACCAATAGACGAGGATGACAAGTATATCGTACTTCCGTTCTTTTGGATACCGGAGGACAATATCGATTTACGAGTCAAACGCGACCATGTGAACTACGACCTGTGGTCGAAGCAGGGCTTCCTGCAAACCACCGAAGGAAATGTCGTCCATTACGGGTACATTGAAAAATTTATTGAACAGCTCGGTGAGAAATACAACATTCGTGAAATAGCCTTTGACCGCTGGGGAGCTGTGCAGATGGTACAGAACCTTGAGGGTATGGGTTTTACAGTTGTTCCGTTCGGCCAGGGCTTTAAGGATATGTCCCCACCGACCAAGGAACTCATGAAGCTAACCTTAGAGCAGAAACTTGCTCACGGTGGTCACCCTGTTCTGCGCTGGATGATGGATAACATCTATATTCGCACTGATCCGGCGGGCAACATCAAAGCGGACAAAGAGAAATCTACCGAGAAAATCGATGGTGCAGTCGCCACCATTATGGCGCTTGACCGGGCAATACGATGCGGAAATGTTACGAGCGAAAGCGTGTATGACTCACGCGGACTGCTCGTTTTTTGATTGGAGGTGAATGCCTATGAACATCTTTCAAGGAATATTCAAAGCACGTGACAAGCCTAAGGATGCCCTTGGCGGCGGGCGCTACGACTTCTTCTTTGGGAGCACAAGCTCAGGAAAGCCGGTCAACGAACATACTGCCATGCAGATGACTGCGGTTTATTCCTGCGTGAGGATACTTTCCGAAACACTGGCGGGTCTTCCGCTTCATGTGTATAAGTACAACGACAGTGGCGGCAAAGAAAAATACCTGAAGCACCCGTTATATAAGTTGCTCCATGACGAGCCAAATCCGGAGATGACTTCATTTGCGTTCCGAGAAACACTGATGAGTCATCTTTTATTATGGGGCAATGCCTATGCGCAGATTATACGCAATGCTAAGGGTGAGGTCATTTCCCTCTATCCGCTGATGCCGAACAAGATGACAGTCGACCGTGATGCAAACGGCCGGCTTTTCTATTTATATCAGCGCAGCTCGGAGGACGGACCCTCACTCGGAAAAGACAATCAAGTCTACCTCGCCCCTACCGATGTCCTGCATATTCCGGGCTTGGGCTTTGACGGTCTGGTTGGCTATTCGCCCATTGCAATGGCAAAGAACGCGGTAGGCCTCGCAATCGCCACAGAAGAATACGGAGCGAAGTTTTTTGCTAATGGTGCTGCACCGGGCGGTGTGCTTGAACATCCCGGCACGATTAAGGACCCGCAGAAGGTCAAGGAATCCTGGAATGCCGCCTACCAAGGTTCAGCCAACTCACACAGGGTGGCCGTGCTCGAGGAAGGCATGAAGTATCAGCCCATCGGGATTTCACCGGAACAGGCGCAGTTTTTGGAAACGCGGAAGTTCCAGATTAATGAGATCGCCCGTATTTTCAGAGTGCCTCCGCATATGCTCGCTGACCTTGAAAAATCATCCTTCAGCAACATCGAGCAGCAGAGCCTTGAGTTTGTGAAATACACGCTCGACCCGTGGGTGGTGCGCTGGGAGCAGTCCATGTGCCGCGCCCTGCTTTCCGACAGCGAAAAACCTACAGTATTTATCAAGTTCAACGTGGACGGACTTCTGCGCGGCGACTACGCAAGCCGCATGAGCGGTTATGCGACTGCAAGACAAAACGGATGGATGAGCGCGAATGATATCCGTGAGCTTGAAAACCTCGACCGCATCCCTGCGGAACTTGGCGGCGATCTTTACCTTATCAACGGTGCAATGACCAAATTACAGGACGCGGGTGCGTTCGCAAATTCAAAAGGAATGGAGGAAACAACCAAATGAAGAAATTCTGGAACTGGGCGCGAGATGAAGATTCCGGTGTCAGAACACTCTATCTGGACGGAACAATTGCCGAAGAGTCATGGTTCGATGATGATGTCACCCCTAAGGCTTTCAAAGCAGATTTGAATGCCGGTGAGGGTGACATTGTTATTTGGCTCAACTCTCCGGGCGGTGACTGTATTGCCGCAAGTCAGATTTATGCCATGCTCATGGACTACAAAGGCAAGGTCACAGTCAAGATTGACGGTATTGCCGCATCAGCAGCGAGCGTTATTGCGATGGCCGGAACAACTGTGCTAATGGCCCCTACCGCTCTCATGATGGTACACAATCCACTGACTATCGCAATCGGCGACAGTGAGGAAATGCAGAAAGCCATTGCAATGCTCTCGGAGGTGAAGGAAAGCATCATCAATGCCTATGAAATCAAAACCGGGCAATCACGAACAAAACTCTCCCACCTTATGGATGCCGAAACTTGGCTAAACGCCAACAAAGCCATAGAACTTGGGTTTGCAGACGGAATTTTGGAGGATGAGAAAAAGCGTGTGCAAGCAGAGGATGTGACATTCGCTTTCAGCCGTCGGGCTGTAACAAACTCCTTGCTGGACAAGGTTAAACCCAAATTGTCAAAACAGAAAACCAGTACCCCTATTGATGTCGCCAAAGCTACTCCTGCGGAATGGCTTGAGAAGCGGCTTTCTTTACTTCAACACTAAATTTTGAGGAGGAAAAACACATGAGTAAAATTCTTGAACTGCGCGAAAAGCGCGCAAAAGCATGGGAAGCTGCTAAAGCTTTCCTCGACGCCAAACGCGGTACGGACGGTATGGTTTCCGCTGAAGATACCGCTACCTACGACAAAATGGAAGCCGATGTTGTAGCTCTTGGTAAGGAAATTGAACGACTTGAAAAACAGGAAGCCCTTGATCGTGAGCTATCAAAGCCACTGAACACACCTCTAACAGCCAAACCCGCCGTTCCCGGTGCTGATACCAAAACAGGGAGAGCTTCAGATGAATACAAAAAGGCGTTCTGGAACGTGATGCGCTCTAAAAATCCGCATTATGATATTAGAAACGCTTTGGAAGTCGGAGAAGACAGCGAGGGCGGATACCTTGTACCGGATGAGTTTGAACGCACACTCGTACAGTCTTTGGAGGAAGAAAATATTTTCCGTAAGCTGGCAAAAATCATTCAGACCTCCAGCGGTGACCGAAAAATCCCGGTAGTCACTACACACGGTACAGCCTCATGGCTCGACGAAGAGGAACTCTATCCCGATACCGATGAGGTTTTCGGTCAAACCTCTATCGGAGCATACAAACTTGGTACCTTCATTAAGGTGTCTGATGAACTGCTTAACGATTCGGTCTTTGATCTACCGAGCTATATCAGCACCGAATTTGCCCGCCGTATCGGATCTAAAGAAGAAGAAGCCTTCTTTGTGGGCGACGGTTCCGGTAAGCCTACAGGTATTTTCGCTGCAACAGGTGGCGCACAACTTGGAGTCACTACCGCAGGCGCTACCGCAATAACTGTTGATGAAGTTATCGACCTGTTCTATTCCTTGAAATCTCCTTACCGCAAAAAGGCTGTGTTCGTGATGAACGACTCCACGGTTAAGGCGATTCGTAAGCTGAAGGACGGACAGGGGCAATATCTGTGGCAGCCTTCACTGACCGCAGGCACTCCCGATACCATCCTAAACCGCCCAGTCTACACGTCTGCATATGTACCGACAATTGAAGCCGGTGCGAAGACCATCGCTTTCGGCGATTTTAAGTATTACTGGATCGCTGATAGACAGGGGCGCTCCTTCAAACGTTTGAACGAGCTTTTCGCTACAACAGGTCAGGTGGGCTTTATGGCCACTCAGCGTGTGGACGGAAAATTGATTCTGCCGGAGGCTATCAAGGTTCTCCAGCAAAAAGCGTAACGGAGGTGCGGCATGAGTTATAACACGAAAAACTACACCGAACAGGGCGGCGAGAAAACCGTAATCGGCGGAACGCTTGAAATTAAGGAGGGAGCCTCGGTAACGGGGCTTCCTTCTGCACCGAATCAAGCCGCAAGTACTGCCACAAATGTTGCAGGACTCAAGGACGATCTCAACGCGCTGCTTTTGAAATTGAAAGACACAGGACTGATGAAACCCGATACATGGAATGTCTCAGCAGCTAATGTCACCACTGCTCTGAGCGAAGATATGACAGCCAATCAAGGCAAAGTCGAATCCATCACCATCGAGGACAATGTCATTACAGTCACTGTTCCAGTTGACGAGCTGATTGCGTATGAAAGCTTGAGTCCCGCGCAAGGAACCCACAAATGGGTTGCCATCCTCATAACCACAGGACTACCTGCCATCACGGCAGTTAAGTATAACGGCAGTCAGCTGACCTCAGCCGATGAAGCTGAGGCTGCTGCTGTCGGCGGGCAGGCCGGAGATATTGTGATGTGGCTGAAGTGCGACGAAATCGTAAATCAGCCGAAGTCGTTCACGCTCTGGGCATCCGGTTATCCCGCTACGGCATTCTCTGTTGTCATCGCAGAACCGGAAACCGAAGAATAAAGAAAGGACGGTGGCGGTATGACGCTGATTGAAAAAGTAAAGGCAAATCTTATTCTTGAGCATACGGTGGACGATGAACTCCTGCAGATGTACATCACCGCCGCCGTATCCTATGCCGAAAGCTATCAGCACCTTCCGGAGAAATTCTACAAAGACCATCTTATGCCGCCTACCACAGAGCAGGCCGTCATTATGCTGTCGTCTCATTTTTATGAGAGCCGGGACGGCAGCACCGGCGGCTTTTTTGCCGACAACGTTCAGGCTGGACAGCAGGTATGGAATACGGTCAACCTTCTTCTTAAACTTGACCGGGATTGGAAGGTGTGAGTATGAGTTTTGGAAAAATGAAAACCTTCATCGATATTATCTCAACCGAACCCACGAAGGATGCTGACGGTTTTGTCAACCACGGCGATACTGTTCTTGCGTCAGTCAGGGCATATTTTGAGCAGAAAAACTCTACGGAAAAATGGCGTAACATGGCGCAGTCAGATGAAGTGAATGCCTTGTTCCGTCTCCGTACGATTCCCGGACTTGCTCTTCACAACCGCCATGTTATCGTATGCGAGGGCAAACGCTACAACATATACTCGGTTGAAAATGTAAAGAGCCGTGGAATGTATCTTGAAGTATTGGCGGTGAGCACAGATGGCTAAGGTCGATTTCAAGATGCCGGAGGAATTCCTGCTCAAAGTGTCAAGGTTGGCTGAAAAGACCGATGAGATCATACCGATGGTTCTTGAAGCCGGTGCCGAAGTCGTATATGACAAGGTAAAAAGCAATCTTTCCTCTGTGGTCGGTAAAAACACAAAGGTTAAGAGCCGCTCCACCGGAGAACTTGAATCTGCGCTTGGTGTATCTCCGGCAAAGCAGGACAGAAACGGTAATTTCAACGTGAAAATAGGCTTTGCAGAGCCGCGTTCTGACGGCGGCAGCAATGCCAAACTTGCCAACATCCTCGAATACGGAAAGCATGGCCAGCCTCCGAAGCCTTTTCTGAAACCTGCCAAAAGCAGTTCAAGAGGTGCTTGCATTGAGGCTATGACCAATAAGCTGGAAAGTGAGATTGAGAAGCTATGAGCATATTATCTGAACTGAACACACTGTTTGAAGCCGCAAATATCCCTGTCGAAACAGGCGTCTTCAGCGGAGTAGCTCCTGATGAATACCTGGTACTGACCCCGCTTACTGACACCTTTGCCGTTTACGGAGATAATAAGCCGCTGGCGGATGTAAGCGAAGTCAGAATCTCGCTGTTCAGTAAAAACAACTATTTACAAAGAAAGAATCAGCTTGTGAGGATGCTCCTCCAAGCTGATTTTGTTATTACCGACCGCCGGTATATCGGACACGAGGATGACACCGGCTATCACCACTACGCCATCGATGTGGCGAAAGAATACGAAACGGAGGAAATTTAACATGGCTACAATTGCGCTTGATAAACTCTACTACGCACCAATCACCGAAGCACCTACTACGGGTTACGA